CCTAATTATGGAAGAGGAAAGCGTTGAGATTATTCTAGAACCAACCTCAGAATACGACAGCGATTTTGATGACAACCTCGCAGAAATCCTTGACGACGGTGCGCTAGGCAAGATTGCCTCTGAACTCGTAGAACTGGTAGAAGCCGACATTGCTTCTAGAAAAGACTGGGCAGAAAGCTTTGTCAAAGGCTTGGAAGTCCTAGGCGTAAACTACGAAGAACGCACAGAACCATGGAATGGAGCCTGTGGAGTCTATTCAACGGTGCTTACAGAAGCTGCGATTCGGTTCCAATCCGAGTCCATCATGGAAACCTTCCCTGCCGCTGGCCCTGTCAAGACAGAGATCATCGGTGCAATTGACCGCTTGAAAGAAGAAGCAGCCGAGCGTGTGCAGGCTGATATGAACTTTAAGCTTACAGAGGAGATGCCTGAGTACCGTCCAGAACACGAACGGATGCTCTACTCCTTAGGTCTGTCCGGTGCAGCATTCAAGAAGGTCTACTACGATCCAGCCATGGAGCGTCAGGTCGCAGTGTTTATTCCTGCTGAAGACATGATTGTCCCGTACGGTGCTTCTAATCTCCAGAACGCAGAACGGGTAACGCATGTAATGCGTAAGACCAAGAATGAAATGCGTCGCCTACAGGTGAGCGGTTTCTATCGGGATATAGACCTAGGTGAGCCTGTCCAGCATCTCTCAGACATTGAGAAGAAGAAAGCTGACCAACAAGGTTACAAAGCCACAGACGACGACCGCTATCAGCTTTTGGAAGTCCACGCATATTGGGACTTAGAAGGCTTTGAAGATACAGATTCTTCAGGCGAAGAGACAGGCATTGGCCTGCCTTACGTCATCACAATTGATCGCGGAACAAACAAGATCCTTGCTATTCGTCGTAACTACTTAGAAGACGATGCCAAGAAGACCAAGCGCCAGCACTTTGTAGACTACTGCTACATCCCCGGCTTTGGCTTCTACGGAATGGGTCTGATCCACATCATCGGTGGATACGCCCGCGCAGGCACATCTTTGATCCGTCAACTGGTGGACGCAGGTACGTTAGCTAACTTGCCCGGCGGCTTGAAAGCCCGTGGTGCTCGTATCAAAGGCGACGACACACCAATCCAGCCCGGTGAGTTCAGGGATGTGGATGTACCAAGCGGTGTCATCAAAGACAACATCATGATGCTGCCTTACAAAGAGCCAAGCGGCACTTTGTTAACTCTGCTTGATAGGATCACGGAAGAAGGCCGCCGTCTGGGTTCTATCTCAGACATGAAGATCTCTGACATGAGCGCCAACGCTCCCGTCGGTACAACTTTAGCGTTACTTGAAAGAACATTGAAGACCATGGGAGCAGTCCAAGCCCGTGTTCATTATTCAATGAAGCAAGAGTTTAAACTGCTCAAAGGAATCATTCGGGACTACTCTCCTGCCGAGTATGAGTACGACCCACAGGGTAATGACAAACAGGTCAAGCAGTCTGACTACGACATGGTTGAGGTCATTCCTGTATCAGATCCCAACAGTTCGACGATGGCTCAAAGGATCATGCAGTATCAGGCTGTTATCCAGTTAGCTCAGGGTGCTCCACAGATCTATGACCTGCCTTTGCTGCACCGCCAGATGATTGAGGTTCTAGGTGTCAAGAACGCAGAGAAACTGATCCCCGGCGCAGATGACCAAACGCCTAAGGATCCAATCAGCGAGAACATGGCATTCCTCAACGGAAAGCCTACCAAAGCATTCATCTATCAGGATCAAGAAGCTCATATTGCAGCGCACACTGCGTTCATGCAGGATCCAATGATTGCAGCCCAGATCGGCCAGAACCCAATGGCTCAGAAGATCCAAGCTGCAACCATGGCTCACATTGCAGAGCACTTGGCATTCTTGTACCGCAAGAAGGTCGAAGAGCAAGTCGGTGTGCCGTTGCCCGCGCCAGACTCCAAATTGCCAGAAGACATCGAAGTCCAGTTGTCTCGTCTGGTTGCTCAAGGCTCCGCCCAGTTGCTCCAGCTTAACCAAGCTAACCAGCAACAACAGCAAGCCCAACAGCAAGCACAAGATCCGCTCGTCCAGATGCAACAAGCTGAACTCCAGCTTAAGGGTCAGGCAGAGCAGACTAAGGCGCAGAAGATTGCCGCCGACATTGAACTTGGTAAAGCCAAACTCGAACTTGAGAACAAGCGGATCGACACGCAGGCTCAACTCGACATGGCTCGTATGCAAGCTCAAGAAAAGCAAAACAACCAAAAGGTGCAAGTTGACCTGTTTAAACGAGGTAGTTAATCATGGATGGAGATCAGGCTTTCAAATATCTTTTATCTGATCTTCGTGAGAAGGAGAAAACCCTTCTCGAAAGTCTTGGGGGCGGGGCAGCTAATGACTACCCAGCCTATCGAGAGATGTGCGGCCAAATTCGGGGTCTACTGTACGCACAGACTTTAATTGTTGACCTTGTTCGAAAACTTGAAAGATATGAAGATGACTGAATACGATGTCAGTGCAGTTGATTTGTCGGGCGTGCTCAACAAATCCAACGAGGAAAAGGCCAAGCAAGTGCCCGATCCCGCAACATATCACCTCCTTTGTATGCTTCCGAAAGCAGAAGAAGAAATGGGTGATAGCGGAATCTTGAAATCCGCAACCATGATGCATCACGAAGAGATTCTTTCTCCAGTGCTGTTTGTGGCAAAAATCGGCCCAGATGCGTTTAAAGACGAGAAACGATTCCCGTCCGGAGCGTCATGCAAGGTCGGAGACTTCATCATTACCCGCCCTAACAGCGGTACACGGATGAAGATTCATGGTACTGAGTGGCGTTTGATCAACGACGACAGCGTAGAAGCGGTAGTCCAAGATCCTCGCGGCATTCAACGTCCTTACTAAGGAGAAACCATGGCTGAAATGGAAAAAACAGAATTTGAGTTTCCCGATGAAATTGAGGCAAAACAGAGCCGTTTAGGCAGCAAGGTCGTAGAGCCTGAGCCTGAAGAAGTCAAAGAAGAACCTGAGATAGAGGTTGTCGATGACACACCGGATGAGGACAAGGGCAGAACGCCCATGGAAACTCCTCCGCAAGAGCCAACAGATGAAGAGTTAGCAGCTTATTCTCAGAAAGATCGCAACAAACTTCGTGAATTTACCAAAGGTTATCACGACGAACGCAGGGCCAAAGAGGCTGCGATCCGCGAGAAAGAAGAGGCAATTCGCATTGCTCAAGCAGTTTATGAAGAAAATCAAAAACTGAAGAACAACGTACACACCAGTCAAAGTGCTCTACTGGAGCAGGCTAAGAGGGTTGTTGCACAAGAGGTCAAGGAAGCCAAAGACCGGTACAAAGCTGCATATGAGTCAGGCGACGCAGATGCTCTAGTACAGGCTCAGGAAGACATGACCACCGCGAAGATGAAAGCGGAGCGTGTAAACAATTTTAAGCCTGCCCCTTTACAAGAGGAAAAAACTGTTGTACAACCCGAATATCAGCAAGCGCCCCGCGTTGATACCAAAGCTGTTGAATGGCAAAAAACCAATAAATGGTTTGGTACTGACAAGGAAATGACCGGATTCGCTCTGGCGGTGCATGAAAAGCTGGTTAACGATGAGGGCATGGATCCTCAGAGTGACGAATACTACAGACGCATCAACGGTAGATTGCGTCAAGTGTTCCCAGACAAGTTTGAGTCTGCGGAACCCGCTGATACGACGCAGCGTAGGAAATCAAACGTTGTTGCTTCTGCGACACGCAGTGTGGCCCCTAAAAAGATCACATTGTCTGCTTCAGAAGTGGCTATTGCCAAGCGGCTAGGCCTTCCTTTGGAACGCTATGCTCGTGAGGTCGCAATATTAAGAAGGAATGAAAATGGCTGAACAAATTCGTGAAAAAAGAGCTACAGAGTCCCGTGCAAGTTTTGAGCGTCCTTCGAAATGGATGCCCGCTTCGTTGCTGCCAGATCCCGAACCAGAAGCTGGTTGGGCATTCAGGTGGATTCGCCTTGCTACTCTAAACAATCCTGATCCGTCAAACATTTCTTCAAAATTACGCGAAGGTTGGGAGCCTGTTAAAGCCGCAGATCAACCCAAACTCCAACTGTTAAGCAACCCTAACGGTCGTTTTCCAGATGGAATTGAAATTGGTGGACTGTTGCTTTGCAAGACCCCGACTGAGTTTGTTGACCAGCGGAACGCCCACTACCGGAAAATTTCCGACGGGCAGATGCAGTCAGTGGACAACACCTACATGCGCGAAAGCCATCCTAAGATGCCTTTGTTCAGAGAACGAAGCTCTGAGGTAACTTTCGGAAGACGGTAATTAAATTTTTTGGAGACTTAAATGTCAACTACCAATGCTCCCTATGGGCTACGTCCCATCAATCGTAACGACGGCATGCCTTATGCTGGCGCTACGAGTCAGTATCTGATTGACCCAGCAGGCCTTGCGTCCAACTTGTTCTATGGACAAGCTGTTCTCATCAATGCTAACGGTTATATCGCTTTGTGTACCGCCAACGGCGAAGACTTAACTACTAACAACCTTGGTGGTTCTAGTCTTGGTGCTTGGGGCGTTTTTGTTGGTGCTTCATACATCAACGCACAAGGTCAGCAGATTTACGGCCAGTACTACCCCTCCGGCACAACCGGCGTGGTAACTGCATACGTTATCACTGATCCTAACGTGACTTTCCAAGCTCAATTGGATGGCCAAGTTACTCAAGCCGCTCTTGGCGCAAACACCTTCTTTGCTGCTGTTCAGTCTACTTCTACAGGTTCTACCCGTACAGGTAACTCTACCAGCGCCTTGGAGAGCACAGTTGTAACGACTGCCGCTGCGTTTAAGATCATCGGTTTCGCTTCACCATTGACTGATACTTACACTGAAGTGTTTGTTAAGTTCAATCCCGGCGCTTCCGCTTTCACTAACGCCGTTGGCATCTAAGGAGCTAAATCATGGCTATTTCACGCGCACAACTACTTAAAGAGTTGCTCCCCGGTCTGAATGCTTTGTTTGGTCTTGAGTACACTAAGTATGGCGAAGAGCACAAAGAGATCTACGAAACAGAGACTTCTGAGCGTTCTTTTGAAGAAGAGACAAAACTGTCAGGCTTTGCTGCTGCACCAGTCAAAAACGAGGGCGCTGCCATCGCTTATGACAATGCACAGGAAGCATTCACTGCACGTTACACCCACGAAACCATTGCGATGGGCTTCTCCATCACAGAGGAAGCTGTGGAAGATAACTTGTATGACAGCTTGTCTTCACGTTATACCAAGGCTTTGGCCCGTGGTATGGCTTACACCAAGCAGGTTAAAGCCGCTTTTGTGTTGAACAACGCCTTCACAGGTGGCCCAACATATGGCGACGGCGTTACCCTGTGTAACACTGCTCACCCCTTGGTGTCTGGTGGCGTTAACAGCAACACTCCCGCTACTCCTTCCGACTTGAATGAGACTTCTCTTGAGAATGCCGTTATTCAGATCGCTGCTTGGACAGACGAGCGTGGTTTGCTAATTGCTGCTAAACCTAGGAAGTTGATTGTTCCTCCTGCTTTGATGTTCGTTGCTACACGTTTGCTGGAAACCGAACTCCGTGTTTCTACAGCTGACAATGACATCAACGCATTGAAGAACAACGGCTCAATCCCTGAAGGTTACACTGTTAACCACTACCTGACAGACACCAATGCTTGGTTCCTGTGTACAGATGTGCCTAACGGTTTGAAGCACTTTGTACGTACTCCCATGTCTACCGGCATGGACGGTGACTTTGATACCGGCAACGTCCGTTACAAAGCCCGTGAGCGTTACAGCTTCGGCGTATCTGATCCTTTGGGCATCTTCGGTTCACCCGGAGCCTAATAGGCATCAAAAAAAGAAAGGGGCTTCGGCCCCTTTTTTGTTGCATTGGTTTAAACACAGTGGTATAAACATGGTAATCCGGGCTTATCCGGTGCATTGAACAGTCCCGGCTGACGACATACAGATCAATGCACTTAACTTGTATGTAAGGACACATCATGGCAAATACCACGTTCAATGGCCCAGTTCGTTCCGTAAATGGCTTTCAAGACATTTCTATTAGTGCCACCACTGGCGCAGTCACCGTTGACGCTACGTTTGGCACAGCTACTAGCGTGACTACTTTGGCCGCTACAACTGTAACGGCCACAAATCTGGTTTTTACAGATCAAAACCACCCAACAACAGCCGCTATCAACGCAACGGCTACAGCCACCGCAGCAGAAGTTGCAACTGGCTACATCACTTCTACGTCAGCCGCCGCTACAACCATCACATTGCCTACAGGCACAGCCCTTGGCGCGGCTATTGGCGCTACTCGCGGTACTGTGTTGGAGTTGTACGTTGACAACACCGCTGGTGCAAACACAGTGACAATGGCCGTTGCAACCAACGGTATTTTGTCTAGCGCCGCCGCTGATACAGCAGGTAGTTTTGGTGACCTGACGATTGCCCATGGCGCAACCGGTATTGGCCGCTTCACCATCATGTTCTCTAGCGCAACAGCGTACGTGTTTACCCGTACTGCCTAATCAACCCAAGGGGCTTCGGCCCCTTTTTTAAAGGAGATTGATTATGATGCAAACAGACGTTAAATCGGGCCACCTTAACAACTCAGGTTTTGTTGTTTTGGGGCGAAACAGGCTCAAAGCTGTCTCTATGGTTGGTACAGCTACGGCTGGAACACTAGACATCTTTGA